TGAAACTAAAAGCTGGATAGCAAAGACAGGTATTAGTGTACACTTCAAAACTCCTATCAATGGTGATCCAAAGAACGGATATGTACAAACAGATTTGATGTTTGGTGATCCTAAGTTTATGGCATTCGCTATGAGAGGATCAGCTGACAGTGAGTTTAAAGGTCAGCACAGAATGATCATGATAGCCAGTATTGCAAAAGCACAAGGTTACAAATGGTCGCCAACTAACGGACTAGTAGATAGAATTACTAACGAGCCTGTAACTAAGATTCCAGATGAAGTAGCTAAAACATTGTTAGGTCCAAACGCAACTGCGGCAGACATGACAAGTGTTGAAACAATTAATAAAAAGATTAAAGTAGATCCTAACTATGAGAACCTAGTTAAAGATGCTAAAGACTGGTTTGAAAAAGACGGACTAGAGTTACCGTAATGAGATTCAGTGAAATCAAAAGACCATTAACAGAAGCGGCTCGCATACAACACGCAGAAGATATTATCTTTTGGGAAGGAAGTGCAGGAGCCAATCGTGTTATAGATTCTATTGTAGGATTAACAAAAGGTAACACACAATCACTAACAATCAAATGGGACGGATCACCAGCAGTTATCTTTGGTAGAGATGACAGTGGTAACTTTGTGTTTACAGACAAGTCAGGCTTTGTTGCAAAAGGTTATGATGGCAAAAGTCAATCAGGTGATGATGTAGAGAAGATGCTCTTATCAAGAGGTAAGGGACAAGAGAAGTCAGATAGTTATAAACAATTTGCAGGAAACATGAAACAAGCATTTCCTGTATTTGAGAAAGCAGTTCCATTGGAACACAGAGGCTACTTCAAAGGCGACTTATTATACTTTAATACACCACAAGAAACAAACGGAGCATACACCTTTAAACCAAATATCGTTGCTTATACAGTTGAAAAGAACAGTGACATAGGTAAACGTATTTCGATGAGCAAGGCCGGGGTCGTTATTCATAGAATGGTCGAACCAGATGGAACAGAAAAACCGTTGACAGATTATGATATATTTGAAGGTAACAGTTTGCTAGTGTTGCCGCCAGTCACTGCACAAGAGCCACCACAAGTAGATATGAGTGGCATTGATAAAATACGTGCTACCGTTACTAAGAACTCATCAGCTATAGATTCATTACTTGACAAACAAAAGTTAGGTCAAATGAAACTAACAAATTTTTCAGACATACTTTACACTTACTTGAATAGTAAAGTAGACTCAGGGCTAACTAACATAGGCAAGGACTTTGTACAATGGTTACAGAATAGTAACACATCAGGACCAAAGAAAGAGAAGATAACTAACTACGTAAAAGAAAACATAAAGGCATTTAGTTCTTTGTGGACAGTAGTAAATGGTATTATGCAAGTTAAGGATAATATTATCGATCAACTAGAAAACCAAGCTACTGATGTAAAAGCATCAATAGGTGGTAAGCCAGGTGGCGAAGGCTATGTATTAGCTCACCCAGGTGGCGACATTAAATTTGTTAATCGTGCAGGATTTAGTGCGGCTAACAGAGCAATTCAAAGATAACGGAGATAAACAATGAAAGCGAATGAATTCGTAACAGAGATTAAGGCAAGTGATTTAGATTTAGATCAAGATGCTTTAGACACATTAAAAAAAGAAATAGACCCAGCTGACAGTGATGATGCTGGATACGACAAAGAGTTTAAGTCAACACCAATGATTGTGCAACTAGGTAAGGTACTAGATAGTGCTAGTAATCCTAATCCTATAAAGCAGGTTGTAAGTGATAGTGGTAAGAAGTTCCCTATTAAACCTATACAAGCACAGACACTTAAAATGTTTTTAACTACAGATGCAATTAAGCCTGATGTTAAAAGAAAGTTCACAGCGGACTTACAGACTAACGATGATGTATTAGGTATGATGCTTGATGCTAAAGATCAAAAAGAGATGGTTGGTATGTTCAAAGCGGCTTACATGAGTGACGGTGGAAACAAAGAAAGATCAGCTTACACAGGTTAAGGAATAAGCTACTATGGAACTAGACTTTTTAGAAGAATTATACGAAGCAAGGATGACCCGTAATGCGGGTGACACAGCGAAGCTAACCTATACGGATTGCTGTGAGAGATTATACTTGACTCTGTTAGTTCTTGAAATACTAAACAAGTTTCCAAAGTACAGTCCTTATGCAAGAGCTTATGCAAAGAATACTAGAAGCGTCGGATACGATCGTTTCCAAATGCATGGTACAGACTTGCACAACTTCATCTACTTTGTAAATGGAGATGACCAAGCTCTATCAAAACTTAAAGATCCTGATAGTGCAAGAATGGTAGCAAGAAAGACTTCACTACCTTTGATGGCACTTAATAGATACTTGACAGGTTTAGCATCTGGCAATAGACAAAAACCTAATGAGACATTTATGGGTATAGAATCAGCACTTAAGATCTCCAATGCTGACTATAAATCCACTCGTAGATATCTTATGAACTTTGATACTTTGTCAACCATGGACAAGAAAAAGATTGCTACTAGAATTTCTTTGGCGGCAAGAGCTAAACTTAGAAACAGTGATATCATTAGATACCTTGAAGAACTTGTAGCAGAAAGAGATCTTGAAACAAGCACAGTAAAAGATAACGAGCCAACAATTAGTTCACCAGACATGGCTCCTGTAACAGGTGGCGAACTTGCATTGTATAGATACCTTGTAGGATCAAGAAACTTAATGGCTACTAAAAAGTTCTTAGACCAAGCTAGACAAGGTAAGTCAGTTTCAGCACCCTTTGTACAAGGTTACTTGCCTGCAATAAGGTTAATTGACAACATTGTAAAAGCAGGCCCAGGATACGTACAAATGCTACGTAATTTAGAAAAACGAGCCAAACAACGCCGATAACTCCGGTTTTTTTCCAAAACTTATAAATACTATTAACATATCACACAAGAGAAACGTGTGTATGGTCATTAGAAAACAGGAGAAATAAAATGGCTGGAATAAGTAGAGTAAATGGCTTTGACAACTACGTTGTTGGAGCATACAGATCAAGTGCTAACATTGGCGCTTTTTTATTAACAGTACAAAACGCATCAAATTCTGCACAAGATATCAGAGCAGAAGACGACGCGGCTAACGAAGTTGTAGAGGCTATCATGATGGCTACTAACGCAATTGGATCATCTTTCACAGATTCAAATGCCGGTACAGCAACTTTATTAGTTGACAGTACTCAGTGGGATGCGGCTTCTTTACAAGCGGCAATCAGACACTTAGGAACAACTGTTGGACCAAACAACATTGATGTAACTGGTTCAGACGTTGTTGCGGCAACTACATTAACAGCGGCGTAATCCAAAGTTAATTAGTTAGTTAATTAAGTTTAACAAATACACTAAAGGGCGGTTCATTTATTGTTCCGCCCTTTTTTTACGACTATAAGTATGAGTATGAACTTTGAAATCGCTACATTAATCGATATTACCCAAACAGGACAGAACAAGTTTAGAAGTAACGATAGGCAGTTGATTAACCAACAAGCCAATTGGAATACTTTTTTACAAGTTATAGGTCTTAGGGCTAACCCATACTTTGACTTTGCTCCTAAACGTGTCACTGAGATAGATATTACTAATGGAGAGTTTGGTACAGACTTTACAGGTAAACATACCATTTGGTACTTTACATTTACAGTTGAAAGCGAAGGAGCATTGAGTGTAGACGCACTACAAGATGACTTTAATCTAGTACCAGTTATACCTGGGTTATCAGAGTCTATTACTATAAATAACAATGCATTTAGAACAAAGGACTCTAAAAACATTAATACTATTTTTAAACTAGTAGATAATGAACCAGAGGCCTCTGAATAAATACTATTAAGAAACACTTAAGGCAAACATTACATCTGTATTAATTAGGCGATTTATATAGGCCCCGTCCACGATAAATTAAGGAACGGAGAGAGAAAGATGGCAAAAGCCACTAGTTTAGAACGAGAAAACTTAGAAGCACACGTTGATTTGTGTGAACAAAGATATAATAATTTAGAGCTACGACTGTCTAAGATTGAGACTAAAGTAGAACATATTCACGCCGATATTACAAGTGGTAACAAGAGTATGGTTAAAGTTATAATAGGTGCAACAGGTACAATTATAGCTGGACTGTTATCAACGTTAGTCGTAGTATTAATGAACATGAGTTAAGCACTCTACTCCAAACACAAAACACTTCCACATTACATAGATAAATACACGTATGTTAGTACGTGAGATATACGAGTCATTAAGCGAGAAACAGATTTGGGGACGAACTGGTAAAAAGGTTGTTCGTAAATATCGTTGCACCGCGGGTAGACGTAAAGGACGTATTGTTGCTAAAATGGCACAATGCTTTGCTCCACCTGATATGAAGAAAAAGATGTCAATGAAACGTACTAGAGCTAGACTAGGCGGAAAGATGATGAGGAAGGCTAGACGTACTAAACGTAACAATCCAGCATCACGCAGAGTACAAGCAATGAACAAAGCAACGAATAGTCGTAGAAGATGAAGATAAACGAGATCATGACTGAGTCTATCAAAGAAGGAGTAATCCAGATTTGGGGTAGAGACAAAGGAAAACTTAAACGTAAGTATCGTTGTACATCTGGTACACGTAAAGGACGTATTGTTGCACAACCTAGTACCTGTAATGCACAGAAAAGCGTTGGTAGTTCACTAAATATAAAGAGAGCAAAGGCAAGACGTGGAAGTGTAATGAAGGTTAAGAGCTCACGTATTAAACGTGCAGGTGGGTTAACAAAAAGACTTACTAAAGCTAACAAACAAAATACACAGAAACGTTATAAGAAGGCGCCTATGCGTAGAAAGAAATTTAAAGCAGGAAGAAGAAAGTAATATGAGAGCTGAAGATTTTACAAAACCCGTTAAAGAAGAACAAGTTGTAGAAGTTGTTCCGGCAATCGGTGCGGCAATGGGCCGTGTTGGTGCTAAGATGGGATCAGCCGCGGCACAGGCTGGAGTAAAAGCAGGAGCTCAATTAGGTAAAGTCGGCAAAGGAGTCGCAAAAAACATTGGTGGAGCGGCAGTTAAAGCCGTGAAAGCCGCACAAGACAAAGTGTCAAAAGCGATACTTAAAAAAGGATCGCAAATTGCAATACCCACAGCAAGTGGAAAAGAAACTGAATTCAATATAGATGATGTCAAGGGCGACATGGTTACATTAGCAAACCCGGAAACTAAACCAGGTGAACCAAAAGCATTTATCTATAATAAGAAAGAGTTAGATTCAATCGTTAAACAAAAAGCAGACGCGGCGGCTAAGTCACAAGGTGGCGGAGCAGGCGCAGGTGCAGGTAAAGTAGTATAATGAAGATAAATGATCTATTAGGTGAATTCAGTATCCAGACAAGTAATGAGGAGAAGGCTGTTTTAGAAAAAGTAAAACACCCTGTTCCTATGTTGTCTTTCCCCGAGCGAGAACAATTCATTATCGAAGGACTTATAAGAAAAGCACTTATAACTAAAGTTAATCGTAATGGAATGGTAGTGGTAGTTGCAAATGGACCAGAATAAACTTCAGCAAGATTTAGACAGCATTATGGAAACTGGACTTAAAAGAGTCCATTTACCTTTCGTCAAAGGCAAGGGTAAGAGTGTACGTATTAAGAACACAATATTTAGAGAGTCTAAGAAAGAAGGCGGATTTATACTGTTTGATGTATCAACACACCAAAGGGTAGGTACTACATTTAGTAAACGTGGAGCAATAGCATTTGCTAAGGCAAGAGCTAAGAATAACTTACAAGTACAGAACGAGGTGCTTAGATTAGATCAAAATCTAGGAAAACACTATATGGATAGCTTATTTTTTAAGAATACCATTGAAAAAACCAAGGACGAAGTACGAAAAGAGTCGGCAGAGATGCGTTTTGAGTTGGCTAAGGACCATACGTGGGACTATATAAGCCAGTTAGACGAATACATCTTTGACGATTGATGATAAATAACTATAACGCGAATAGGAACAAGTGCTATGAAAATAAATGAACTAAAAATTGTGAAAGCTAAGGATTTAAACGAGTCACTTGCTAAAACATTCGGAACTAAACTTCGTTTAGAAGACTTTACTAATGAACAGCTGGAAGATGCACGTAACAAGTTACGCACACAGTTATCGGACGTAGAAACAAATGAAAGTTTTGAAACAGTTCATAAAAGCGATGCATATCAAAAAGGTAGAATGTTCCTAGACGTTATCAACCAAGAGATATCAGAACGCAGTAAGAAGCCAGACTTTTTAGATTTGGACAAAGACGGCGACAAGAAAGAGCCAATGTCAAAAGCCGCAGATGAAAAAGGTGATGACAAAGAAGATGATTCAAAAGGCTTATCAGCAAAACAAAAGAAATTACCAGCAGGCTTACAAAAGGCTATTGCTAAGAAGAACGAAGACGTTGAAGTAAACGAAGCTGACGATAAAATGCCAACAAAAGCACACATTATGAAAATGTGTAAAGATGGCAAGTCAAAAGATGAAATTTGTAAAATGCACAAAGGCTGTGATCAAGGCAAACTAAAAGCTATGATTGACGATTGTAAAAAAGACATGAGTGAAGCTATTGATAGATTAATTGAAGGTGCAGAAGAAGCCGCAACATTAACAATGGCCGCAAAAGATATGGTCGACAGAGTTACAGGCTGGATGGAAGACACAGCAGAAATGCAAACTGAATCAATGCTAGAATTAGGCGATAAGGTCCGTGATGAATTAGGTAGTGAAAAATCAGAACAATTTATTAATACTGTAAAACCAGCACTTGAAAATTTATATACTGTCTTTGAAACAACAAGAGAAGCATTAACAGGTGGCGTAGCTATCATAACAGGCGAAGGCGCTCCGGCGGCAATGGGAACAGACCCAGAGGCTCCAGCAGAAGAAGATCCTGCAATGGAACCAACAGTCGACGCAGAGGCCGGTGTTGAAGAACCAGTAGCTGATGAGTTTGGAGCAAGTGAACCTGCAACAGGTGGAGAAGATCCAGCTGATAGGGAAAAACGAGAATCCATAAACAGAAGCAGAAGACTAGGTCAGGTATTAACTGATTCAAAAAAAAAGGCAGTCCGTCAGTCAAAGTAACTGAGGCTACCAATTCCAAAGAAGCACTCGTAAATATTTTTAGAAACTCGATAGGTAGTGCTGATTCGCAAGATCAGTCTGCCTATCTTAGTTTTGAAGCACTCAATACATTAATGAACAATATGGATATGCAACAGTTTGACTACGATGGATTCAAACAAGTCTACGATGCAAATCCAGATCTACAAAATCTTGTTAAAAACTTTGACGACAAGGGCGTAACACTAGCAACTAAGGCAGATGCTGACAGTGACGCTCCTACGCAGTCTAACACACCAGATCAAGTAGACCAAATGGCACAACGAGCAACCACAGCCAATCTTTAACTTGACAAACTAAAATTATTGTTATATACTGTATAGCATGAGGTACAGTAATGAACGAAGTTAGAGTCTTACCAAATCTAGTTTGGAAATACAATTATCAGCCAGGGTTTGATATCGATACCTTCTTGGACTACCAATCCAAAGAAGCAGAGTTTCATGATACAGAAGCTGATGGTGGCAAATCTACAGCTGGTCATCCTAACCCACCTCATCTATGGGAATGTAATAAAGATTTTATGATCTGGCTACGACCTAAGATAGAAATCTGTTTAAGTGAATGGGACGTTGGGTATACAGATATTGTTCCTACAGGTAGTTGGTCCAACATACATAATATTAATGCACATACACTACCACATGATCACGGATCAACTAACGTTGTTGTTTCAGCTTATGTTCAAGTACCAGAAGATAGTGGTAACCTACAGTTTGAACAACTGTTAAGAACTAACTGGAGTCATTACTCACGTATTCCTAAAAACACTATTCATGACTACTGGCGAGAGGTAAGAGTAAATACTAATGATGTCGTGTTGTTTCCAGGGTGGATGACACATAAGACTCAAGCTAGTAAAAGTAACGGCGATAGAATTACATTTACGATTAACTGTGATGGGCGAGAAACAAATGGATAGAACAAAAGAAGAAATTATAAAAGAGATTGAATCAATAGTCGAAAAGAACATTCAACCAAGTGTAGAGATGCATGGTGGTGTTGTTAAGCTACAAGACTTTGATATGGATACAGGTGTTGCACTTATGTTAATGAGTGGTAGTTGTAGTGGTTGTGCTAGTAGTAGCATAACATTAAAGCTAGGCGTAGAGAATATGCTTAAACATTATGTACCCGAAGTAAATGCTGTTGAAGGTATGGACGACCCAGACTTCAATGACCCATACTACAGATGAGAAAGGCAGATTAATGGCGATTGAAAAAACAGAACACATAGCACCAGACAACTATAGAAGAAATATTAATTCAGATACAGACTTTCATAGTGCAAGTAATCAATGGATTATAGATGTAAAGTGCCCGTTCTATGAGGAGTTCCTTAAACTATTTGAGAAAGAGTACAAAGGAGAAGACGAAAGTAAGATTAAAACTACGTTCAGAGGATATCAATATGATGTTACTCCTAAGAACTTAGCCGAGTGGGGAGGAGAAGTTGTACGTTCAGATAAGATGAATCCAGATACTCCAGAACAAGTAGGCTTTCCAAGTTCGCACACAATAAACGAAACACAGTTTGACGTAAACAAAGCAAACCCAGGTTCTAACTTTCCGCCAATAGATAAAAATAAGTTTGATAATCTCAATTGGGACCAGCTAGTGAACTGGGTAATGAAACAAATTAAAAGAAACAAAATACCTGTTAAGAATATTAAAGTTAGCAAGTGTTGGTGTGTAGATTACAACGACGGTGGCTACCAAGCAATACACAATCATGGACCAGGGTGTATTAGTATGGTAATGGCTATGGACTCGCAACCTTCAACAGGAGATAATACACAGTCAGCAGACAACGGTATGTTATATACACTGATGCCTAATCCAGATGGTACACAACTTATGACGCAGTTTGGTCCTTATCCAGGTAGAACTGTAATACTAGATGGTAGAGTGTGGCACGGAGTATATCCTGCAAAGGCTCCACGTAGAACATTTGTTGTAGACTTTGACTTTGAATACTATGCACCTGATGAAGAAATACCAGGTATGGTATACAAAATAGATCCTGACAAAGAACGGTTGGCATAATGGCAGATAATAATTATTTTGCACCTGGACAGTTTATCGTAGAAACTATGTGGGAAGACTATCAAAGTATGCATCGTACAATGATAAAAAGCACTACAGAAGAAAGTGAATACTATGACAGGACTCAGTATACTCTTGATATTAATTCTGTTTCTACTGCATATACTGATTGGGTACTAAAGAAAATACAAGCACTAGATATTCCTATAGAAAGTCTTGAACCAAGCCAGTCATGGTACATTAGGTATCAACCATATGGGTATCAAACTTTACACAATCATACAAATGAACCAGATTTAATTAGTACAACGATGTACTTTGAAGATAGAGATACTACAGAAGAACTACCAGAATATCTGTTTGATTCAAATGGCTGTTTATACACAGTCCTATCAGATAACAACGAAACTAAAATTCAATGTTTTCCACCTAGTCCAGGTAGAACTATTATAATGAATGGAAATGTAAACCACGGGACTTACCCTTACAAACACAAACGTCAATGTTTGGTTATTAATTTTAAAGCTAAATGGAGAAAGCCTAATGAGCTTACTAGTTAACAAATACGATTATAAAGATCTAAAAAGAGAAAGTGTAGATGGCAAAAGATTATATGCTTGTCCTGATGGCAACCATGTAGCAAGTGTTACAACTATTCTTAGTAAAACTAAAGACATGACCCATTTGATAGCTTGGCGTAAAAGAGTGGGCGAAAAGAAAGCTCAGGAGATTGTTACGGAGGCCGCAAGTGTTGGAACTCGTATGCACAAGTTCTTAGAGGATTACGTAGAAACAGGCGAGTGGCCTAAAGCAGGTAGCAACCCTTATAGTCAACAAGCTAACGGCATGGCAACTGTTATTAAAGAAGAAGCTATGGGTAAAATTGACGAAATATGGGGTTCTGAGGTAATGTTATACCACCCACAGATTTATGCCGGCACTACAGACCTTGTAGGCGTCTTTAACGGGCAAGAATGTATCATGGACTTCAAGCAAACAAACAAGCCTAAAAAAGAAGAATGGGTAGATGATTACAAATTACAGCTTACAGCCTATGCTTTAGCCCATAACGAAATATATGGTACAGACATACGTGAAGGACACGTATTCATGTGTAGTCGTGATAAGCAATATCAACAATTTGACCTATGGCCAGACGAATTTAAGTCCTGGGAGTCAAAATGGTGGGATAAGGTGTACCAGTACTATGAGAAGTTTGCATAAATACTAACATACAAGGAGTTTAGCAAGTGGCAATAGTACAAATATCAAGAATTCAAGTACGTAGAGGTCAGAAGAACGTAGGTTCAGGCATACCACAATTAGCAGGTGGTGAGTTTGGTTGGGCTACTGATTCAAGAGAACTATTCATAGGTAATGGTTCTGTATCAGAAGGTGCTCCAGCAGTTGGGAATACAAAAGTATTAACACAATACGATAACTTGTTCTCATTTGCAGACCAATACACGTATCAAAAAGAAGTAGCAACTATGCAGACAGGTCCAACTGCAATGACTCCTATTGCTAGAACTTTACAAGACAAACTAGACGAAACAGCAAGTGTAAGAAGTTATGGTGCAACTGGTGATGGTTCAGATCAAACAGTAGTATTACAAAGAGCCATTGACCAATTATATCTTAATAGTGCAACAAAAGGATCGGTTGCAAGTAGAGTAACATTAACTATACCAGCAGGTGAATACCTTATAAGTGCAAGTTTAAAAGTTCCACCGTACGCAACTATCGTTGGTTCAGGTAGTGACAAAGTAAAAATTACACAAAATTCAAACAACCCTATATTTGAAACTGTTAACTCAGGATCAACTCCAGGAAGTTATGCACAGGACAGTTCAAGTACAACTTTGAACCAGGCTAACAAGATTACAATAAAAGGTATGACTTTAGTACAAACAACTACTAATGCAGGTATATTGTTAACTTCATGTAAAGAAAGTTTATTTGAAGACTTAACTATTACAGGAACTTGGACAAGTGGTTCAGTACATGGATCAAGTCAGGTTGGTATTAGAATGAATAGTTTATCAACAGCAGTTTCTTGTAACAGAAATTTAATTAGAGATGTTAAGTTCAATGGACAAGGCTACGGAGTCTATTCAGACTTTGATGTAGTTGAGAACGTGTTCGAACATTGTGAGTTTGATACTTGTAGATACGGTGTAGTGTTTGGAGAGAATACTAGTATTGGTGGACAAGGAATGGCAACAGGTCCACGTAGAAATGTTATTACAATGAGTGAACTACATGACATTGATCGAAATGGTATTTGGGTTAACAAAGGAAACTTCAATAGTTCAAACAGTAACAAGTATACAAGTGTAGGAAACAATGGTGGTACTGAAGGTAATGCAGTTTATAGCTGTATTAAATTTACAGATGGTACTGCTCTTAGTAATTCATCAACATCAGATTGGTTTGATAGAACAGCTTTCCTAAGTTACGATCAATCCTTTATGTCAGGATATGCTTATGTTCCTGAAGTAGAAGGTCCTGGTGTAAACGATCTTGAATATGCATATAGGTTTCCTGTAACACAACAGAACACAGCAACTAGAGTTTTAAGAGTTCCTGGATATGCAACTAGAAATATTGAAGTTGAGTACATATACAAGAGTTCACAAGTAAACGCAGTTAGAGAAGGCAAGTTAGATATAGTATGTAATCTAGCAGATGGTACTTCTACTATAACAGATGACTTTACATACTCAGGTGCATCAACGTATGAGTTAAACATAGAGTTTAGTGTTGACTTTACAGATGAAGATGCTGATGGTAGTAAAGAAACAGTCATCATATTAATGAAGAACACGACTACAAGTGATAGTGGTGACATATTATTCAAAGTTAGATATAAAACATAACCCATGCATGAAGACAAGTTCGAGCTTCGGCTGATTAACTGGACCAAATTTAGAGAACAACTAGAGGTAAGTCTTAATCCGCTTCAGGAAGTAATTGATTATTACAACAAGATGCCAAGGTCAAAGTTAAGTGTTGACCCCTGGGATCAGACTACTTGGCCCACACCATGGGAGTTACTTGCTCAAAACAGCATTTGCGACTTGACAAATAGCCTAGGAGTATGTTATACTTTACAATTAACTAATAGGTTTTCTCGAAATGACTTTGAGATACATATAGTTATGGACCACGATAATGAGGAGTACTGTTATCCTGTTTGTGTCGAAAATAATATCTTGTGTTACAAATACAACGAGGTTGTTCAAAAGGATGAATTACCCACAAATTTTGTTTCACAACGCATTTATAAGATGCCAGGGTTACAATAAATACATTATCACACTAGACGAATAGAATTAAAAATTAACAGGAGCAGAATAAATGTCAAACGGCGTCGGTATACACATTAAAAAACGCGACGGCTCATCAGAGCCTATAGACATTAATAAAATTCACTTTGTTGTCGAGGAAGCCACGGACGGATTAACAGGTACGAGTGCTTCACAGATTGAGATGACAGCAAACATACAGTTTTATGATGGAATGTCAACACAAGAAATACAAGAAATTTTAATTAAGTCAGCAAACGATTTAATTACATTAGAAAACCCGAATTATCAGTTTGCCGCGGCACGTTTATTACTGTACCCTATCTATAAGGAAACATTTGGTCAATACTCAGCATCATCTATATTAGAAGTTATTGACAGAAATATCGAACGTGGTGTGTATGATGCAAATATTAAAGAAAAGTATACCAACGACGAATTAAAACAATTAAACAAATACATTAAACATAACAGAGATGAGAATTTTACATACGCAGGGCTAAGACAGATTGTAGACAAGTATCTTGTACAGGACAGAAGCACAGGAGAAATTTATGAGTCTCCACAAATTATGTACATGATGATTGCGGCAACACTTTTTGCAAACTACGACAAAGACAAACGTATGAGTTATGTAAGGAGATACTACGATGCGACCTCACTTTTTAAAATTAATATCCCAACGCCAGTCATGGCCGGGGTACGTACACCTCTTAGACAATTTGCTTCGTGTGTACTTGTTGATAGCAATGATACCCTTGATTCCATTTTTAGTAGTGATATGGCTATTGGACGTTATACTGCACAAAGAGCCGGCATCGGCATCAACGCAGGACGCATAAGAGCAGTCAATAGTAAAATTAGGGGAGGCGAAGTAGCACACACAGGCTTAATTCCTTTTCTAAAAAAGTTCGAGTCAACTGTAAGATGTTGCACACAAAACGGAGTACGTGGTGGTTCAGCTACTACACACTTTCCTATTTGGCATTATGAGATAGAAGATATTCTAGTATTAAAAAATAACAAAGGTACAGAAGACAACAGAGTACGTAAGTTAGATTATTCAATTCAACTTAATAAATTAATGTATGAACGGCTGTTGGAAGGTAGCCATATAACTCTTTTCTCGCCACACGATGTGCCAGAATTATACGAAGCCTTTTATGCAGACCAAGACAAGTTTAAAGAATTATACGAAGCGGCAGAACGTAAGACTTCGTTAAGGAAAAAGAAAATACCTGCAATGGAATTGTTTAGTCAGTTAATTAAAGAACGTGCTGAAACAGGACGTATCTATATTATGAACGTTGACCATTGTAACACACATAGCAGTTTCAAAGACACAGTTTACATGAGTAACTTATGTCAAGAGATTACATTGCCAACTAAACCTTTAGAACACATTGATGATCCAGAAGGTGAAATTGCATTATGTATTCTTTCAGCTATTAATGTAGGTACACTTAAAGAGTTAGATGACTTACAAGACTTATGTGAATTGGCAGTAAGAGCATTAGATGAAATTATTGATTATCAAAAGTATCCAGTAAAAGCCGCAGAGATAAGCACAAAGGCAAGAAGAAGTTTAGGTGTAGGATATATTGGACTTGCACACTATCTAGCAAAGAATGGTGTGAAGTATAGTGATAAGAAAGCATTAACTAAAGTACATGAGCTTTCAGAAGCATTCCAGTACTACTTACTAAGAGCAAGTAATCAGTTAGCAAAAGAAAAGGGTGCGTGTGACTACTTTAACCGTACTAAATATAGCGATGGTATAATGCCGATCGACACGTACAAAAAGGAGTTAGACGAGATATGTTCTATAACATTAAAATATGACTGGGATGATCTTCGCAATGACATACAGAAGCACGGTCTTAGGCACAGCACATTGTCCGCACAGATGCCTTCAGAGAGCAGTTCCATTGTGTCGAACGCAACAAACGGAATTGAACCACCTAGAGGATTCTTGTCCGTTAAAAAAAGCAAAAAAGGGCCTCTTAAGCAGATTGTTCCGCAGTATACTACGTTAAGGAATAACTATACGTTGTTGTGGGATATGCCAAGTAACGAAGGTTACATAAATATAGTCGCAGTAATGCAAAAGTTTTTTGATCAAGCCATTAGTGGTAATTGGTCGTACAACCCAACTCACTTTGAGAACAATGAAGTTCCAATGAGTGTTATGTTACAGGATATGTTAACAACTTACAAGCTAGGTTGGAAAACATCATACTATCAAAACACTTACGATTTCAAAACTGATCCAAGTGAAGAGGAAACCAAGACAGAACCGACAAACAACTTTGAGCCACAAGTTGGACTACCTGATGGTAAGCCACTTGAAAATGAAAGCGATGAAGAAGTTTGTGATAGTTGTGCTATTTAAGAAAGAGGAAGTAGAAGAGTGAGCAAGACAGTATTTAATAGAGAAAAAGTAGACTTTACAAAGAGCAATATGTTCTTCGGTCCAGATCAAAACACACAAAGATATGATGTGTTTAAGTTCCCTGTGTTTGATAAATTGAATCAAACAATGCTAGGATATTTTTGGAGACCAGAAGAAGTAAGTTTACAAAAAGATAGAAGCGACTATGCAAACTTCCGTCCAGAGCAGAAACATATTTTTACTGCTAACCTAAAGTATCAAACACTACTTGATAGTGTACAAGGGCGTGGACCATGTTTGGCTTTCTTACCACACGTAAGTATTCCAGAACTAGAAGGTTGTATTATTACTTGGGACTTCTTTGAAACTATCCATAGTAGAAGTTATACACATATTATAAAGAATGTATATGCAGACCCAACTGAAGTATTAGATACTATCTTAGATGATGAAAAGATTATTGAACGTGCAGTTAGTGTTACTAAAAACTATGATGCATTTACCAAAGCGGCCGACGATCATATACATCATAAAAAAGGAACAATGAGAGAAGTTAAGAAGAGATTGTTCTTAGCAATGATGAACGTAAACATCTTAGAAGGATTGCGTTTTTATGTTTCCTTTGCCTGTACATTTGCATTTGGCGAATTAAAGATGATGGAAGGTTCAGCAAAGATTATTAGTTTGATTGCAAGAGATGAAAGTCAACACCTTGCATTAAGTTTACACATTCTTAAGAATTGGATGCGTGGTGAAGACGATCCAGAATTTGCCTCCATTGCAAAAGAGTGTGAAGCTGAAGTTTATGAGATGTGGAAAACTTGTGTACTTGAAGAAAAGGCATGGGCACATCACTTAATGAAAGATGGATCAATTATTGGTCTTAATGAAAAACTGTTAGGAAGTTATGTAGAATTTATTGCTAACAAAAGATTAAAAGCATTAGGATACAAACCAATCTTTGATACACCTGCAACACAGAATCCTTTACCTTGGACACAACATTGGTTGAGTTCATCAGGATTACAAGTAGCACCACAAGAAACAGAAGTAGAGAGTTATATCATTGGTGGTATTAAGCAAGACGTTAACAAAGACTCTCTCAAAGGATTTAAACTATAATTATGAAAGAAGCGGATCAAAATATGCCTACAGTTGTTTATTCAAAACCCAACTGCCCATCTTGTGTAAAAGCAAAGATGTTACTAAAAAATAAAGGTATACCTTTTAAAGAATCAATCATTGGCAAGGATATAAAAGTTGAAACTCTAATGGAAGAGTTTGCAGTTAATAACTTACCAATGCCACGAACTGCTCCACAGATTATCTTACACGGTAAGTATGTAGGTGGGTATGAACAATTAGTTCAGCACATGGATGACCATGGTATGAACTACGCACATTAGGAGACAGTATGTTAATTGAAGCACCATATAAAGTAGGAGACGTTGTTACTATTAAACTTACATCAGGCGAAGAGCTTGTTGGAAAGTTTGAAGCCAGTGACGACACACAGATTAAAATAAACAAACCACTTACACTAGTTGCTAGTGAAAAGGGTATTGGGTTACAACAGTTCTTGTTTACTGCTGATATGGCTATATCATATAGTATTAAGCACAATGCTATCACTCTAGTTCATAAAACAAAATTTGAATTTGCAGAAGCATATACCAAGCAGACAAGTAGCATTGTACAAGCACCAGCCGGCATGGCCGACTTGGTTCGCAAATAATCTTACATAAATATTAGTATGAACGAGTTTGTTATAAAAAACAACGGCGAACTGTCTACATACACAGAGTATGAGGCTATACCTAGTGAGTTCGATCATATAATTAAGTTTGCACCAGAAGTTCCAGAGCCACCACACTCAGAGGAACAACATAAAGAAATTGAACAATGGAATACAAAGTTGCAAGAACTAATAACAAGGGAGAGATCATATGCCAGCAGTAACTAGAATAGGCGACGCCGACGTTGCTCATTGTAGCGGAATGACTAGAGCAGTAGGATCTCCTAATGTATTTGTTAACAACATTCCAGTTTCAAGACAAGGTGATGTTAACACAGGACATCTACTTCCAGGAGTACCATGTCCGTCACACTCGGCGCCTATTGCAGTAGGATCAACTAAAGTTTTTACCAATAATGTAGGAACAGGTAGGATTGGAGACGCAATATCAGGTTGCACTTCGGTTGCCGCGGGTTCACCTAACGTGTTTGCAGGATAATTTCGCCAATATAGGCACCTACAAGCCACTTTTTAATAATATAATACAAGATACAACTAACTATTAATACACAAGGAGATATAATTATGTCAGACATTCATGAACAGATTAAGACTGAGATGGAAAGTTACTTGAAAGAACACGAATCTTTTGAAACCAAAGGTGTAAAAGCATCGGCGGCTAGAGCTAGAAAGGCACTAGGCAACATTGGTAAACTTACTAAATCAAGAAGAGCTGAAATACAAGAGAAGAAAAACTCTCTATAATTTCATTACGCAAAAATAGGCTTGTCCTTCGGGGCCGGCCTATATTTGTATGTACATAATAATATTACAAAATCACTAAATACTCTAGTAGAAACATTACTAAACTATCTACATATTATATAATCAAGGATAGAATAAGATAAACGATATGAGCGAAAGAATTGCTGGAAAGCTAAAATGGTTTGACGCCAAAAAAGGTTATGGTTTCATAACACCCGACGATGGTGGACAAGATGTGTTCGTACACATTTCTGCTTTTGAAGGCGCACAAATTAAAAACATAGCGAACAAAATGGTACTAGAGTTTGAACTCGTAGATAACCGGGGCAGAATGATTGCCGGTAATCTAATAAGACCTGATAACTTCAATAGATAATTAGATACTTTTAAAAGATTTAGGATTACCGTTTGAGTCTCTAACCATCTCACCGGTATCCTTAAACGCACCACACGTACGACCATTAGAGCCTGGACCATAATACTTAACTGGTTTAACTTCTATTTGCTCTCCGTCTCTTTCGTGTGTTCTTATATGTTGTACTGAGATTATCCCTCTTGCTTTAACTCCAGCCATAATTTGCCCTCTTTGTTATTGTTATTTTCTTCCTAGTTTTGCTTTTAAAGCCGCTCTCTTCTTTTCAGTAAGTGCCGCTTGTCTTATTTTTCTACCAATTGGTAATGCTTGTACCATTTCGTATGTTCCGCCTTTTTTGGCTGTCCATTCTACTTTGACTGATTTACTTTCAGTACTACTTTGAAAGGATCTAATTGCTTTTCTTAGGCTTGTTGTTTCTTTAGTTTCTACCTTCTCGCCGTCATAGAAAGTATATGTTCTCATTTTTGGCATAGTGATATTTCCTTTGACGTTAGTTATGCCAGAAGAATAATATATGCACTTAAATAGGTTAAATATAGCTGTAATTGATGACAGCAACGTATGTCACATGAACAGGACCCGGGGGCAGTACCCGGCGCCTCCACCATAAACACATTTATTGAGTGTGCTTATGATGGGGGCGAAATAGGATCGACTGGCTTGTTAAGGTTGAACGAGATTACCGGGATGTAAGCACCGTTATCGCGAACGAACGTTATAGATGCAAACGATAATGCACTATCCAACGTAACTTTTGTAGATTTTTCTGCACCAGTTACTGCGGTGAATGAGGATTTTGCCCTAGCGGCATAATCACTCGGGGTTGGCAACTTACCTAGCAACAGAAAAGTTGCGTCTATTTACACATAGACAATGCCTATAATCTGCTTTCAGAAGACCACCGGTCAAATAGAATAAATATACCTGCTAGGTGAGAAGGAGTAATTATAATGCCACCACGCAATCATAGAAACTGGTTAAAGACACCAGACGTCGAACACATTAGTAGCGAATGCTACAACAACCAAGACATACACGATCAAGAACAAGAGCAAATCTTTTCAAAGGTTTGGATACCAGTATGTCATATTAGCGAAATGTATAATAAGTTAGATTATCGCACATCACAAATTGCTGGATATAATATTATTGTTTATAATACAGGTAATGAAGTCAAAGCATATCGTAATTACGGTAGTTGGGCACCTACGGGAACATTACAAGCACCTATTGTAACAAGCGAGCCACAACTACATTGTGAAGTTAAGCACGGAGGTATGGTATGGGTAACACTTGATCCTAATCCAACACAGAGTGTAGAAGAATGGACAGCAGGTGCATTTGATTGTATTGCTGATGCTATTGATACAGAAGAACTAGAAATCTTCCACTATCATAAAGCAGTTATTCCTACTAACTTTAAGTTATGGCATGATACAAACAGTGAATTCTATCACGACTTTATGCACTACTTCAATCGTGTAACAGGATTCAATGATGAATACTTTGCACGTAAGAATATTGCATTTGATAATGGT